ACCAGTCATGAACGCTGGTCAGGAGATGATTGCCAAAACGATCCTGTCATATGTCGATAAAAACACCCGTGCTACCACACACCGCGAGTGTGTTATTTTGGGGCCGCGCCAGTTCGGTAAATCTACCCTGCTTACATCCATTGCTAACTATATTGAGGCTTATGTGCCTGGATTCGAGAACTTGAACGTGGTCCATACGATGCATCAGGCTACGGCGGCGGCTAAGTTCTTCAAGCAGAAGATGGCGCCGATTATTACTAATGTGGCACCAGAGATTTACCCGACTATCGAAAGGGACTCACTCGGTACGTCTACGCTCCTGCATTACAAGGATATTAAAGGTATTCGCCGTGGAGGCTATTATGAGATTACTTCTGCTGGTTCTAATTCTGTGCGTTCTGGTACTGTATCTGTTTGGCTATGCGACGAGCCTTCAGAGTACAGAAGCCCCGAAGCTGTGGAAGACTCAGTGTCGGGCGCTATTTCTAGCTATGGCTGGTCTTTTACTGCTTATATTGGTACTTTCTCGGACAGGCTTACTTCGTATTTTCTAAATAAGATTCAGACCGCTATCGATAATCCGAACGAGATGGAGCTTGTGTTTATTCCGTGGTTCTTAGTTTATGGGCGTGAGGGCGATGGCGTCGGGCTATCAGAAGACGATTACACCGCTTATGACAGAGAGGTGGTTATTCCTGAGATGTCCAAATATCACGTCCCAAGGGAGCAGTGGCACGACAAGATTGGCTGGTACCATAGGCGCGCTCTCCGCACGAGCAAGATGCGCTATGAGTTCCCGACCTCTATTGATGACATTATGACGCTTACGGCTGACCGACTAGTGTTCGATAAGGAATCGTTGAAGAAACAGGAGGATAACCTGTTGGCAGGAGAACCGATGAGGATTCTTACGGATAACGCTACTGGCAAGGTCGAGATGCAGCAGACCGAGTCGTCCCCATTCAAGGTGTTCCGCCGTCCTATTCTGGGGCACAAGTATCGTATCGTGATTGACCCAATTACGGCTCGCTCTCAGGAGACTGACTTTTTCGCTATGCATGTAATGGACATGTCGAATCATGAGCAGGCTGCAGTATTTAGGGGCAAAGGCATGTCGGATGAGGATTATGCCGACTGGGCTGTATCTATGGGGACGATTTATAACCGCGCTGAGTTATGCCCGGAAATCAATGTCGCCAATGGCTTTATCGTAGCGGTAAATGCGAGGAGGTATTATAGATGGTTCTACCAGGACAAGAAGAGTAGAGCCGATCGAATCCCAGGGCTCCGTACTACTGTAACTTCAAAGGAGCTGTATATAGATAAGCTTTCTGCTCTGTTGGATAGAGAGGGTATTAAGATTCATGACGAGGATACGCTGGACGAGTTGCGTAGCTTTATTAAGATATTCAAGAATGGCGGTGCATCTGTGAAGATGGAGGCGAAGAGAGGGCATCATGATGACCTTGTCATGGCTTTGGCTATGTACGCTGGCTCGCTTACCATGCAGGAATTAGACCGCGGGAAGAGGCACTCTTTCGCAATTCTTTAAACGAATTTTCCGGTTAGCTAAACTGCCCATGCTATAAGATAGTTAGACCTACCAGTCGTATAAGACCGAATTGATTTGACCCCGACAGACCGCGAATCTGTAGAGGCAACAACGATAGGAGGCCGGATACAGACAAAATTACGAATAGACAGAATCGCAATCTGCCGAGGCGTGATTGGTGAATAACTATCAAATTTAATCTAAGGATTTTTAGTCCATTATGGCAACTGAATACACAACTTGGACCCAGACCCTAGTTGGCGAGCCAACCGCTCCTTCAACCAAGTCTGTCTTCGATTACGATATTCAATTCCCTCTATATCGTGAAATCGTTAAGCGCGACCTCATCGATGAGCCTATGATGAAGAAAGAACTCAGCTCTGCTGAATCATTCTTCACTGGCGAACGCATGATTGACGCTGGTACTCTTCTATCAAACCTTAAGTATGGTCAGGAACTTATCGTTAATGTTCGCAAAGACCAGAACCCATTCAGCCTCTTCCAGAGCAAAGCTCTCGAATATAAAGCTAATGGCGAAGATGAATGTCATGACCACCTCGTACTAGACTGCGAAGTTCCATGCATTAACACTCTTCCAACTTTCGAACAGCTTCGCTTCCGCTTCGACTGCGAATACGCTTACGGCGTCCGCATGTGCGACAAGAACAAGGATTTCTGGGATACGGCTCTATTTACTCGCCAGTACGCTCTTTCAAAGCGCGCATACGAGTTCGGCCGCGAGGTAGATTTGTGGAACAAGGTTATCGATGGCCTTATCGCTGCTCCAGCAACGACTGTCGATGCTAAGATTGCTGCTAAGCACCCAACCCATTACTGGGATGACCAGGGCGCTGTTGCAACTAACGCTCGCTGCGTAGTTCCAGAAGCTCTCTACTACCTATATCACGCTTACGACAACATTAACCCAACCGTCTTCATCACCGATGAATTCGCAACTGAGTTAATCCGCAGCGTTGAAACCGTTTACAACCTAAACTTCAGCAACACTCGCGTAAATACCTACGAAGCATGGCACTTGCCTGGCTTCCAGCTCGCTCCACGCGTCAAGGAAATCCTTGGCATCAACGCTCCAGTAGTAGTCCTCGAACGCAGCCCATGGCTAACCATCGGCGGTGCTGGTTCTGGTGCTGCCTCTGTCACCACCAAGTATCCACTCTGGAACGACGACGCAACCAAGCAGTACGTTGCTATTCTCGACCCACGCGTCGGCTATAGCTTCGAAAAGCAGGGCTACCACCTAGAAATTAAGCCATATGATTGCGACAAGCTATATGTCGGTATGATTGATACCGTATATGTAGGCTCAGGCATCACCTTCCCTGTATTTGGCTTAATTATCGAATTCGATCCATTTGTCTATTGCTAATAGCTAATCGGCAAGAAACCTCCTTCGGGAGGTTTTTTGTTATTATGAAGATATGGGGAAGATAGTAATAGACACGAATAACTTGCAATATAAAGCCTTTAGGAAAGCTTATCCGAGAGGGAAACATAACGGCGCCTATTATTACGCGAAAGAGATAGAGAAGAACATGCTCCCTCTTATAAAAACAGATAGAGACTGGGATCTTCTTGGTATGATGTTTACTCGTCATTATCATCGGTCGATTATCTTTATCCACCATTGTTTGGATTGGGACAAAACATACCCGTGGATTGCCAAGCTTGAAGATCCGATTTTAGTAGTGTCGACAAAGCCTACTCTAGAGTGGGCTAAGAGTAATGGGTACAAAGCGATATTTTTGCCATTGTCTATAGATGTTGATTATGTTAGCCAATTCAAGGCCGAGAAGACGAAGAAGGCTTGCTATGCCGGAAATCGCTGGTCGTTTAAGAAAGAGCAGGAAGACAAGAACTTGCCGAAAGACCTGGACTTTCCACCAAAGGACTTGGAGAGAGAAGAGTTATTGAAGTTCATTGCTCCATATGAAGAATGTTATGCTATTGGCAGATGCGCTCTTGAGGCAATGGTGCTTGGGTGCAAGATTAAGCCATTTTTAATGGACAGATATCCAGACCCGAATTATTGGAAGATTCTTGATAACAAGGAGGCGGCGCAGATGTTACAGGAAGAGCTTGACAAGATTGATGGCAGAGCATAAGATACTCTAGTACCTCCGAAAACAATATTCCAGAAAGACTTGCTCGAAAGAGTGAGTTTTTTCTTTTGGTATAATGAGCGTATAAAGGAGGAATATATGGTGAGGTACATTAGAACACCGATAACCCCTAAGAAACCAAGGCCGCTTTTGAAGGAGGACGATGACAGAGAAGCTGAGGAGTAACATCCCCGGTCCGTGCTTCGGAAAGGTCATTTACAAGACTCCGCATAAAGCAAAAGGCGAAGCTAGATATACGAAGATAAAAGGGCTCTGGGGCGGGTCAGAGCACCCATACTTCTGCTCTAGATGCCACGCCTGGCACTTAACATCGGAGAAGGATATAAGTAGGAAAGGAAAACATGGCAAAGGTAAATATATTAGCCGAGATTATGAATCACGACGAAAGGGAAATAATCGAGTTCGCTACGGAAGAAGCAAAGGCGATTAGGGCTACATTTTTAGCCGCTTCAAAGGAGAACAAGCCAGAGAAGTTTTACTCGGTCGCCGCTGATTTGGAAATCCTCACAAGCATTTTAGTCGCTCTTGATAGACGAAACAAAGAGCACACGCTACAATAAGCTTATAAATTAACAGAAAGGATACTTCGTGGATAATACCCCTGAAGCGGCCGGCGCAGCACCAGCTCCGCAGACCGAAGCAACACCTATCAACACTACTCCAGAGCAGGCTCCTGCTGCTCCAGACATGCATGGCTTTACGAGCGACCAGCTCGCTGACATGAAGAAGTTCTTCGAGAGCAACGGAGGCTTCGACAAGATAAAGGCTAAGATTAGCAATCCTGAGCCTAAGGTGGAGCAGAATGTTTTAAATACTCCAGCTCCAAATCTCCCGAACCAAGAAATGCAGCCACAAGCGCAGGCAGAACAGCCTGCTTACAGAGCTCCAGCTGGTTCTATCACGCCACAAGAATTCTTGGCCCAGCAATACTTCGGCGCATTGGCTCGTGAAGAGAAGTACGCGCCGATTGCTAAGGAAGTTGAATCTGGCGCCGTCTTAAAGGATATGGCAGCTCTTAATATTAGGCCTATCAACCAGGATGGCTCAATTAACGATACGATGGTCCGCCGTTACCTAGACCTCAAGGCTCAGACAGTTGTCGCAAAACAGACCAGCGCTGTCCCAGAGGCTAGCGCAGCGCCAACTGTTGAGTATGCGCCATTCGACGATAACAACATGGACATGAGAAGCGCTATGGCGGTCCTCCAGCAGGATTCGATGCTCCGCTCCCGCGGTCTAGCAGGAAATCCTCAGGCAGCTAAAGCCGAAGAATTCATGAAAAAGATGCTTAATGGCCAGAAATAGGCTATAATAAAAAAGTTCTTTACTCCAAAAAAGAATTCAGCGAACGCCCCGGCTATTCGAAGGGGGCGTTCTTTTTTGTCTGCAACTGTGCATAAGATAAAATAAAATTATGAAATTAGTACAAAATCTTTACGGAAAAGAGGCTTAAATGGAAAGCTTTGACTTCATAGACTGGGATAATAAGTGGAATTACCCGATTCAGTGGCTAGAAGAGTCAGAATTCGCTAGAAATTCATACCATTACTGGTTGTGGAGGGCGAATTTAGCTAGATTAGGTAAGCCTTGCAAGAATTTATACCAAGAGGAGCTTAAGAGCAATATCGCTAAGGTTGCCGATATTACTGAGCGCAAGAAATACGAGGAAGCGTGCGTGTGCGTTCCTGAGGGCACGTCGTTTGCAATCAAGAAGGCAGTAGACAATCGTGCTAACCAGATGGCTTCAGGCGTAGACACTTATGAGTATCAGCCGTTTGACCCATACAACATCTTAGAGGCTGACTCTAGTGACCGTTTAGCAGCACTTTGTAAGCAGGACTACATCAAGAATAAGCTCAACATTATGTCTGCGACCTTCTCTCGTGACCTTACATGGGCTGGCGTAGCTGCCGTTTTGATTAAATACAACCCAATCACAGACAAAAACTGCGTCATGCGCGTTAATCCGAAGAACATTTGGTTTGATACTAAGTACTCTTCGCTCGGAAAGGAGCGCTTCCGTGGCTATTCGACCATGATTAGCTGGAGAAAGCTCAAGAAGATGGTTGAAGACGATGGAGACGAGGTAAACCTTACGATTAAGGCTCCAGATCGTAGCATTTTCGGAGAAGACGGTAAGGTAGACGAACACGCTAAGTACGGAAACCGCAAAATTCGCACTCTTAACGGTCTCGACATCTATGTTGAGAGCTTAAACCGTCTCGCTACCAGCACTCAGCTCTCTGGCGGTCTTAAACATTTCGACGAGTTCGACCATGACCTACGCACCTGCTACAACCTTAACTGGTATCGCACATACGCCACCGACGGAAAGGCTAAGACCGATTCTAAGTACGGCGGCGACGACGTAGAGCTCACTGTCTTATATGACCTTGATAATAAAATCGAATTCAAGATTATTAACCGCCGTTATGTCATCTCGGCAAACAGCAAAGCATTCAAGCGCAAAATCGCGTTTAATATCACCAACCCTGCAACCGGTGAGCAGAAGGTTCGCATAGACGACTTCTGCCTCGACTGTCCATTAAAGTTTCAGTTCGAGGAACAGGAGAACATGGATAAATTCCCGCATCCGTTTTCTCCTATATTCGGCTTGCTCGATACTCATGACGAGCTATGTGCTTGGAGAGCAAAACGCGAACATGTATCGAAGATTCTATCTATCCTTCGTATCGAGACGAACGCTGCAGACGCAGTTTCGCTCCGTGGCGTGTTAAATATCATGGGTATCGTGCTTGACGATATTCAGGGCGACATTAACTCGATTAACTTCCAGTACGACTACACTGCAATCGATAGCGAGATTACATACCGCGAGGCTATAATTCAGCAGTTACTACATGCTTATGACCAGTTTGACGCTATGCAGGCGATGGGCGACCGCGCATCTGCAGCTGAGTCTGGCATGGCGCTCGGCGCTGTTGCTCAGGGTCTTGCTACCCATCAGAACGCAATCATGGAGCTTTACGCAGATATTGCTCGCCAGTGTCTCGCCAACCGTGTTGCTTACTCGCCAAAGCAGGAATTCCTAATCAATAACTATGGTGGAAATTCTACTGTAACGGTTCAGGAGATGGCTCTCGATGCAATCATTGATGTTAAGCCAGCGATGGCGAAGAAGATTAACGAGCGCACGATTGCTGCTAACGCCCTTCAAATTGCCGCTAACTTCGGTCAGGCAGGTCTTATCAATAAGAATGGCGTAGCTGCTATGATTGAACTCGCTCTTATGGGCACGGTCCCTCGCAAGATTGCAGAATCGTTCGTCCAAGAACAAGGCCCAAGCCAGGAAGAGATTGCTCTCGCCCAGCAACAGGCTCAGAACGAGGCTATGGCGCTTCAGCAGAACCAACAGGCATATGAGCGCAACCCAGTTGCTTATGAGGGCGAAAACATTATGAATACTCGCTCTCCAGAAGAGATTGACCAGATTATCGCTGGTTTAGGCGGAGGAGAAGGCGGAGAGAACCCGCAGAACCTAACTGACGAAGAGATTATGGCAATGCAGACGCAGGGTGGCCCAGAAGGCATCGACATGATGTCTCAGGAAGGAGCCATGGTTTCCGGCTTAGCAGGCCAAACCCCTGAATCTGGAGCAGACCTAGCAAACCCTAACGCGATGATTTAGGAGGGAATATGAGTTTACAGATTCTTTATCCAGAAGAGGATAGGAAAATCCATGCACATTCTTCTATCGACCAGTTTAGTAAGTTTATTGCAACGTATGAGAGGGGCGGGTGGACCCCTATCTCATTCGATTACTTGGACTATATCGATTGCGATAAGCCAGTTTCGCATAAGGTTATTATCGAGTTCGATGATAAGCTAGGCTACTACTTCCCGATCGATGAGTGCGAGTTCGAAACGGATGACGTTATCTTAATGGAGCAAAGCGGAGTAGTCCTTCGTGAGCTCCCTGAATGTATGGGCGAAGGCTTTTACCAGGCATACGAGAATTCTGATACGATTATCAACTTCGATAATTCCTCTCTCGGCACTCATAATAAATACAAGCTTAAAATAGGCACGGATTATCTGATGGCGGAAGACTTTCTGCCTGGGGACGATGGCCAATAGTATCATTAAAGTATGGAATATGACATCAAGAATATGCCAGAGAAGAACTGCCCACCAGTTAACTGCAACCAAGTGAAAGATAACTGCTGCGGCATCACCAAGGTAGTCATTGCCGCTGTCTTAGGTGACGATAGCGAAGATTCTAAGGTCAAGCCATATAATGGCGCATACTGCAACAAGATTGTAGAATATGAAGCCAATGGCGCTATCTATTTCTATTCTTCAGATGGTATCTACACGAAACTAGGCAATAAGCTCCCATCCGCAGGCGTCGCATCCATTGAGTATGTCGACACTCAGGATAGGAAGGTTCTGAAATCTGCGAAAGATTATGCCGATGCTGGCGACGCGGCAACGCTTCAGCTTGCTACGACTCAGGCTCAGGCTCGCGAGGCTCAGGTTCTTCAAGACGCTAAGAACTATGCTGATGGCAAAGATGCGACCATGCTCTCGACTGCTAAAGGCTATACTGATAGCGAAATCGCTGCTGAAGACCTACTCTTAAAGGGTTATGCTGACTCAGGCGATGCCGCTACTCTTCAGGCAGCTAAAGATTATACCGATTCGGCTGCTTCTGGCGTGGTCACTAAGACTTACGTCGATAATGGCGACGCTAACACTTTAACCACTGCTAAGAACTATACCGACTCTGAGGTAGGTGGTCTTGAGGCATCGCTCGCCGCTGTCGCAACAAGTGGCGACTATTCTGACCTAATAAATGCCCCAGTCGTTCCAAACATTACAGTTACGAGCGTTGACCCAGGTGAAGGCGCTGCGTTAGCTGCCAATAACTTCATCTTCGTCTACGACGGAAACGGAGCCTAGGATGGCTTGGCAGCTGATTGGCACCGCTACTTTGATAAATGGCGGCGACACCATGGGGTGGTGCCATTTTGAGTATGATGACAGTTCGAGTGAACCAAGACTTGTTCGGCTGCGCATAGAAGGACGCTCAGGTTATAGTTGGTATTGTAATTTCGAAAATGTCACAGTCGATGGCAACAATGTCGGGTCGTGGCAAAATCTAACACAAAACAGTGGGGCTTTCTGGAGCGGATATGTATCAGGCGGCAGGAGTGTCGCTGCTTCATGGACTAACCCATGGTGGGGAGGCACTCAGTACCCAAGCATTTCTGGGTATCTCCCGTCTGCTGGCACTGCGCCTACTGACCTCACTGCTACGCTCGTAGGCTTCGGCTCAGATTGGGCACAGATTGCAGTATCAATTAGCTCATATGGCACTCCGTCTACTTCTGCTAATCGCTACATTGAAGCAGGCGTCTGTCAGGGCCCGAACTATGGCGGTCCTTATAAATACGCGACTGCAAAGGCAGTGACCTCTAACACCTTCACGATTTCGAATACATCTCCTGGTGGCACTATGACGATAGCGCCTAACACGAGCTATATCTATGGCGGATACGCAACGAACAACACGGTAGATGTAGCGACGGTAGGCGGCACGTTTGTAACCCTGCCTTCTGCCCCAGTTTTGAGCGCTGTCGATATGGGAGGCGGACAGATCGAAGTTGATGTGACGCATGCGGCCGAAGGTTCTGCATATCAGGTGACAGAGGAGTATTCTGTCGACGGCGGTACGACCTGGAATCAGATTTTAAACAATAAGTTCTCGCTGCTATTAAATGCTCAGACGGTTGTTACGGTTAGACGAGTAAGCACGGCTGGTGCATCAACTAGCACGATTACGATTACTCCTCAGTTCACTACGGCAATTTACGCGTCTGTCATTAACCAGACGAAAAAGGTGAAGCACATCTACGCTTCTGTGAACGACCATACGAAGAAGGTCAAGAAAGTTTATGTTTCTGTTAATGGATTAACTAAGAAGGTATTTGAGGATATTTAATGGAAGATATACTTATTAACATCATAGCTGTCGGAGTCCCATCTGCCACAAGCGTTATAGTAGGTTTCTTCAACTACAAGGTAGCTTCTAGAAATTCAGCTAAGTCTAGCATCCTTCAGCTTATTATGGAGGATAGGATGGACTGGAAAGACGGCAAGTTCCCGAGCAATTACCAGGCCGTATTGCACGAGTATGATATCTACAAGAAGAACGGTGGAAACTCATACGTCGAACAGCGCGTCGAGGAATACAAGGCTTGGTATGCTAAAGTAGAAGAAGAATGGAAAAATGGAAGAACATTATTGGATACGAAGGAAGATACCAAGTAAGTTCCTTCGGTAGAGTCAAGAGTTTGCCCCGTTGGAGCGACAGGAATTGCCGTCGGCAGAGCAAATATTTTGAATACAAGATGCTCCCAGAGAAGGTGCTGTCCCCAGCCGTTTCGGGGAGATACGCTATAGTCACTTTGTGCAAAGATGGCAAAAAGGTAAACAAAAGCGTACACCGTCTAGTGGCGGAAGCCTTTATTCCCAATCCGGATAATTTGCCAGAGGTCAACCATAAAGATTGCAACAGATACAACAATAGACTGGAGAATCTTGAATGGTGCGACCGAGAATACAATATAAATTATGGCAACCGGACCAAGTTAGCGGCTGAGGCTTGCGAGAAAAAGGTCAAATGCATTGAAACCGGCACCGTGTACGCTAGTCTAACAAGGGCTGCCTCCGAGCTCAATCTTCAGAAGTCGAAAATATGCTTAGTGTGTCGGGGGAAGAGGCTTACGACAGGCGGACTCCATTGGGAGTATGTGAGTTAATCAGTATAAAGCTTGGTATAAAGAAATCCAGGAAGCAAAAGCTAAAGAGGTTCGCGAGTAATCGCGAATTTCTTTTTGTATAGAGGCGTGTCGTAAAATAAAAGTATGAACTTAGATGACTTTTCATATGAATACGATGGGAGGAGATATGTCGACCCTAACGTGTTGTTAGCGGACCAGAACGCATTTATCGACAACTATCGTAATCTTCAGGCGCAGAACAACGCGCAAATCGCCCAGCAGACGAGAGCGCTAGGCACTCAGGTCCCGAGCCAACTAGGCGGATTAACAGGGGGAGGCTCATACTTTAGGAGTCGTTATCAGACTCCTCAGACCAATCAGGCTATTGCCGAGCTAAGAACTGCCGCTCAGGCCCAGGCTCTTCAGCAGGCTCTCCAGAATGAGTTAGAGAAAGCCAAGAAGAAATATAAGGATTCTCAGAATAACCTCACTACTAAAGGCAACGGTGGCCTTAGCGGGCTAGAAACTAGGACTCGCGACTCTGGTGCTGGCAACCCACAGCAATCGAGATTCAAAGAGCGCATAGACGATACAAGCGAGCCATTGCCAGACACCGACCTATTGAGCTGGATGGAAAGCCCTACTGGCGCCAATTTAGCTCTCACAGCTCTTCAGTATAACCCTGCCTTTATGGGCGTACCTGGTCTATTAACAGCAATAGGAAGGAATGTCCTTGGGCTCAAGGGTTGGAATAGTTATGTCCCTAACTTTGCGACACCGCTTATTGACAATACAGGAGAATACCTTAAGGAGAACCAGTAATGGCTAAAAAGTACAACCAGGTTGATGTTTATG